CTTTATCTTACCCTCCTTGATGAGCCTTTTGGCTTCCGCTGAGGAAATGAGATTTTGACCAAAGTACGTATAAGCTGTGAGAGCTGCGATACCACCGACTATGGCGAGAGGTATCATATATAAAGGTTTAGATGTTTTTATTATAAATGGTGGACAAGAAAGAAGTTGAATCCACTACTCGTCTAAGCTATGAAGAACGTGAAGCTGGATATGCAAAAAGTCGTGCAGCCGCCGTAGAGAAGGCACTCCAGAGTGAAAAAGCTCGTTACAAATCTAATCGTAACCCGGAGAAGTTCAAGACGTTCCTCGAACACCGACTTACGATTTGGGATGACCTAAAGGAAAAAACCTTTTATGGAAAACGTATGTATGAAAAGACAAAGTCTTTGATTGATAACTGGAATTAATTACCAAATGCAACACCGGCCATACCATTCTTGATACGAAGAATGTTATAGTTGACTGCATACACGCGGTGAAGAGTGTTACCGCCACTAGGGTTAGTAAGCGTAAGCTTAGCGGTGTCGATACGAGAAAAGTTAAGCGAACCAGTGGGCTGCATCTTGCTCATGGTCAGACAGAAGGGCCACGAGTACGTGGGAAGATCATCGAGGATGTTGTCGGGAAGATCAGTGCAGTGCATCTCAGGCACGACATCGTGGTGATAGACGTTCGAAGTGTTTTCGAAAAGTGCCACACCGTTGATGTAGAGGGAAGACGTGTCGAAGTTGAACTCTTGCGCCCACGTGCTACCCGTCGCGTTACCCGAAACGAGGTGAATGGACTTCACGGGATGATTGAAATACGTCAGGTCTATATCGGTATCGGTGCTGGTCGCGAGCTGGTATTGGGTCTGGGTGATGAGAAGTTCGTGTTCATTATCAGTGAAGAACTTACGCTCATCGGTATCAAGATAAATGTAGTTACCCCAAACCTTGGGGGTGCTTCCAGGGGTGAAGTTATCCCTGCACTTGACACGGATCTCCACATCGTGGTACTGGAGGGCCACTAAAGGGAGACACTTGGTCCAGTCCTCACCGAAGAAGAAGGGAATCATGTAGTAGTTTCCAGAATGGTTCTCCTTGCGCACGTTGGTGGTGACAGCGAACGACGCCTTAGCGGCGGAGTCCCGCATCAGTGGATTGTGAACACCTTGGATGAAGAGAGAATCGAGTTGCGAAACCTTTTGACCACCGATCCAAAGGCTGAACTCAGTGGGACTGGACGCCGTGTTGGAGTAAAGACCGGTAGAACTCTCTTGAGCGCTCGCGATACCCGTCGCCTCGATCCAGATGTAGCTCATGAGATCACCCTTCGAGCGAATAGGGATGGTCACTTCATTATTCGAACCGAAAGTACCGATGAAGTCCATACGCTCGGGCTTCATCGCGAAGTTAGTGTACCTTTTGTAATTCTGGCGGAAGAAGCTGACCTGAGGCGAACCAGTGATGTACACATCCTGGGCGCCCACGGACACGAGGTCAATTAAAGCAGCAGACATTTATTAATAAACGATATTAAAATTTTGGCTCGATATAAACGTATGGTAGTTTTTCAGGTTCTGACTTGGGAGGCCCGAGACGTAGATGATGAACATCACATCAGTATTTTGGGAAAGACTGAAGATGGCAAGTCCGTCTGTGTCACGACAATATTCGAACCCTATTTCTTCGTCAAGTTACCGAGGGGTTCAACGGAGCGAGACGTGCAAATTCTTTACAACGATTTAAATAGACTTCGTCCGGGACATGTGACGAGCTACAGTCTCACAAAGAAGAAGGATGTTTGGGGTTTCCAAAATAATGAGATGTTCGCCTACATGCGTCTCAACTTCAAGACACTCGTGGATCGTAGAAAAGTTGGTGCCGTGTTCAATTACAATAACGAGTTTCGCAAATATCACCTATACGAAGCCAATATTGATCCCGTCCTGAGACTGATGCATCGCACTGGTATTCAATCTACTGGTTGGATCGATACTGGTAACGAATGTGTTCGTTCTCATCTCGCCAAAGTTGATATAGATCTTTGGTGTAACGAATGGCAAACACTCAAACCCGTAGATCGGGATGACATTGCACCCTTCGTCGTAGCATCCGTGGATATCGAGTGTAATAGTTCTACAGGAAAGTTCCCGGATGCAGATATTCCCGGTGATGCGTGTTTCCAAATTGCTCTCTCGTTGTGTACATTTGGTAATGATGAACCATATGAAAAGGTGTGTTTGTGTTATAAAAAGACGGAGGGTCCAGATGTCGTAAGTTTCGAAACCGAACGCGAAATGCTCGAAGCCTTTCAAAAATATCTTCACGAGAAAGATGTAGATATCATCACTGGCTGGAACATTTTTGGTTTTGATCTTGAGTATATCTTCAAGAGAGCACAGATGATGGGATGTAGTGAAGAGTTTTTCAATCTCGGCAAACTTCGCGAATCCCCGAGTGAACTCGTGATGAAAAAATTGAGTTCGAGTGCATTAGGTGACAACTTCCTGAAACTGCTTCCCATGAGTGGTCGTTTCATTTTTGATATGTTTCATGAGGTTAAAAAGGGGTACAAATTGGACTCGTACAAATTGAACGAAGTTTCCAAGTTGTATCTTGGAGATCAAAAGATTGATATGCCCCCGAAGGAGATGTTTGCTCGATACAAAGAAGAAGATCCGGTAAAATTGGGTGAAGTCGCCGAATACTGTATCAAGGATACGCTTCTTCCCCATAAACTTCTGAAAAAGCTCTGCACCCTCTTGAACCTTTTGGAGATGGCGAAAGCGACGTGGGTTCCCCTGTGTTTTCTCGTCGAACGTGGTCAACAGATTAAGGTGTTCTCCCAGCTCACGAAAAAGGCTCGTGAACTCGGATACATGGTACCGACGATTAAGTATGGCGCGCTCCCGGAGGAGCCATACGAAGGTGCGACGGTTCTCGAAGCCCAAAAAGGTGCCTATTATACTCCTATAACTGCCCTTGATTTTGAGGCACTGTACCCATCGATCATGATGGCCCATAATCTCTGTTATTCTACACTGGTGATGGATGAGAGGCGATACGGTGACGTTCCGGGTGTGACCTACGAAACTTTCAAGATTGGAGACAAAGTCTATAAATTCGCTCAAGATGTGCCGAGTCTTCTTCCTGCTATCCTCCTTGAGCTCAAACAGTTTCGTAAAAAGGCGAAAAAGGATATGGCGAACGCTACAGGATCGATGAAGGAAGTCTACAACGGTAAGCAGTTGGCATACAAGATTTCTATGAACTCTGTGTATGGTTTTACGGGTGCTGGAAAGGGTATTCTTCCGTGTGTGCCCATTGCTTCCACGACAACGTGTAGGGGTCGTGGTATGATCGAGGAGACGAAGACTTACGTCGAAAAGAACTTCCCCGGTGCCAAGGTGAGGTATGGTGACACGGATTCGGTCATGGTCGAATTCGACGTCGGCGATCGCAAGGGCTTGGAAGCTATCGAGTATAGTTGGGAATTGGGTGAGAGAGCCGCGGAGGAGTGTAGCGCCCTTTTCAAGAAACCAAATAACTTGGAACTTGAGAAGGTCTACTGGCCCTATTTCTTGTATTCGAAGAAGAGATACGCCGCCAAGTTATGGACGAAAGGTAAAGATGACCAGATGCACATGGACTACATAGACATTAAGGGTCTTCAGGTTGTTCGCAGAGACAATACACCGCACGTGCGAGAGGTGTGTAAAGAACTCCTCGATGTCGTTCTGAATGCTCCGGATACTGGACCACCCAAAGAACTGGCGAAAGAGCGAGCGATCGAGCTTCTCTCGGGTGACGTGCCTAACGAGAAACTCATACTCAGTCAGTCTTTGGCGGACACATACAAAGTTAAAGGTGAATCCGTGTCGATCACGAGTCCCGAAAGCGTCAATATTAATCAATCACACGTTCAAGTCGTGGTGAAGATGAGAGAAAGAAAACCCGGTTCAGAACCACAATCGGGTGATCGTGTGCCGTATCTTCTTACGAAAACGGACGATCCCAAAGCGAAAGCCTTTGAAAAGTCGGAAGACCCCAAGTATGTTGAGGAGAATGATCTACCAATTGACTATTTGTATTATTTTGAGAATAAGTTTCTTAATCCGGTATGCGACCTTCTCGAACCCTTATTTGAAAACCCTAAACAAGAGATTTTTGGAGATATTTTAGAACAACACAAACCAAAGAAGAAAAAGACCGGTCCCGCGCTGAGTGGAATGAAAAAGGAGCAACTCATGGAAGAATGTAGGCGTCTCGGACTTGATGACTCCGGGAAAGTTGCCGAGCTTCGTGAAAGAATTAAAGCAGTCACGCGAAGTGAATCGGTCGAAGATATATTTAAAAAATATGAGCATGGTAGTAGTAAGGCATGAGTCTATACGACAAAATAATCGAACTCTTCGAAGAAGAGGTGAACGAACGTCTCGTCGGAATGATGAACGAATACATTGAAATTATTTCAAAGAAACACGGTATCGCCATGGACTTACTTCTGAAAGATATACCAAAGACATTTTCGGGAACGATCTGTAAGGGTACCAGAACCGATGGAAAGCGATGCACTTTTAAGGGAATCCACGATGGGTATTGTGGTCATCATGTGTCACAGCATGCACAGCGTTTAAAGATGGCGTCAATACATAGGACGCACGCACATACTCACGGCCCCGACCAAATATTTGTTCGTGGTTGTCCCGAGTGTGAATTTTCAAACGGGCTTATAGATTACAATACCATGATTAATAATGAGCAAAACTGATATCCTACTATCATCAATTAACACGTTTTATAATCAAGAGGAAAACAGAACTAAGTTATTGAACATTCTGGACAAATCGAGTGGTATATCTCTACGAAATCTAGAATGGTTCATAACCAACTACGCGAAAAAGAATCACACGTCCTTCAAGACTCATGACGGTAAGTATTTCACGGTGCATTGCGCCTATAAATCTAGTCTCGATGGATATTCGAAAAAACTCTTTGATCCGTTTTGTCGGTCTGAAAAATTTGCATACAACGTCCCGGGAACATCTCATGAAATTCATACGACACTGGCGCAGTTGAATTTCATCAAATGGTGTATCAAAAACAACATCATAGATTATATAAGTGACAACAAGACTTCGCTGTTTAATAAGCAAGTGACATAAATCCACGTTCAAATACAAACACTTGATAACCCGTATAGTACATGTTTAGGGAGAATGTTTTAGTGGCGACATTCACTTCCGTGGTGTCTAGTATCACTTCAATGTTTGTCTTGTCTGATTGTATCTGACTAAAATCCAAGCTCCCCGATGGTTCCACATTTATCGGATTCATCGAGAAGCTATATGTATAAATATTTCTGATAGGTCTGGCTAGACGGGTTCTAAACGGAATGAAATATTTGTAATACGTGTGATCCGTTTTAGTAACGTTTGGTAACTTGTTTCCGTTAATGTAGAAACTCGCAGATTTCATGATGGGATCGAAAAACGTTTGTTGATCATCGAAGCTCACGTTAGACGAGAAATTAAAACGGTTTTGATAAAGTCTCTGTTCATTTACGTCCGAAGATCCAATCGCGTCATTCTCGACTTCAAAGTCTGTGTTTCGTAAAAACCAATGAATACATTTCACAGGAATGTTTGGCACGAGATTGTTCACGAGTATGTGATTACCCCGTTCACTAACTGCGGAAGAATGCCTCTTCACGATATCTGTCACTAGCGTTTGTCTTTCACTCGCCAAATATTTTCGCTCTTCGGGACTCACACTGATTTCTTCGGTGATGAGATTAAATGATTGTAAACTCACTGTATCGGTGGTATTTGTAAAGAAAGTTTGTTGATGAAACTCCAATTCAAATTCAATTTTTTGGCGATAGATGGCACAAACTGGAAAATAGGGGCGATTCGGTTTGTTCGAGGAATGTTCGTCACTCGCGTATTTCCTCGAAAAGAAAAAGTGAAGTGGAATGACTAGATCTGAACTAGAACGTGCGTACGTTTCGTTTCGACTCGATTCATCAAATCCTATATTTCTATTTACAAGAAACCTATTCGCCACCTTTTCAGAAACTTCCAAGTACAACTCATCGTAAATGACACCCCAATCGTCGTGTATCTTTTCTACTTCGAGGTCATCGACAAACATCGTGACGCTCTTTAAAATGTGACGTCCTAGTTGGTCAGAATAATTTCCATCCGTCAAACCAGGCATCGTCACACTCAACCACATATTACTTAAAAGATCACCCATGTTTGTAGGATTAAATTGAACCTTGACTGTTTGTGCGAATGGCCACCCCGCGATATTACCGTTATTAATCACATTTCGAGCGCGGTGATATTTTCTAAATTGAGAATGCCTTTTTGGATTGTAATTAAAGAACGATTCTTCTGGGTCTTTGGAAAGAAGATGCGTATCTTGCATTCCAATAGCTTTGAGGGAAATTTTAGCAGCCTCACCCATATCTACTTACTACTCACATATTTTTAATATCTGTTTCCCACATGTTGATGGGGCTCGTAGCTTTCATGATTTCGAGTTCCACCTTGGCCTGTTCGGATTCCTTCAGAAGTTCTCGTACACTCTCGTCCGTGTATTGAACAGTCTTGATGTTTAGAAGATAATCGTATGTTCCGCCTATTTTTGGGAAGAGACTGGAGAGTTGGTCCTCGAG